CCACGGACACGCCGTCTTCACTGATGTATTGGATCTGGGAGTTCGCGCCCGTCTCGGAGTGCGTGACAGGCCAGTCATCCGAATCGAGCGCGCCCGTCTGCTCGTCCGTGATCGGAATGTCGATCCCTTGCTGTGTAGCGTCGCCCGTGCCTTCACGATCGAGCAAGTAGCTAAACTCCCGGATCGTCGTGTTGGTCGGGTCTACCTGATCTTCCGCGCTGCAGCGCACGATGATCCGCGTCTTCTTGTTCGGAGCGCACGGGATCAAAAGCATCGCCGGCGTTTGCGGCGTGTCGGTGGAGATCGTTTCTTCCCAATAACGCCACGGCGTACCGTCGAAGAACTCGACGCCGTCCGCGGTCAGCGTCCACGGCACGTTGTAGAACTTGGTGACGCCCGGGCCGAACTGAAGCGTGTGACTGGCCTTCTCTTGGGGATTGTCCGCGTCGTCGTTCATGATGTGAACGATCTCCGGCGCGTCCGGGTTCGGTACCATGCGGCCGGTTCCGATAATGACGCGGTCCTTTGGATTGAAACCACCGTAGAAACCGATCATGGTCGGAATGCGTCCGCCGACTTCCGTAGGTGCCTCACACGTTGGGAGCGGTAGCTCCAGAACGTTCGCGCCCGTCAACGCGCTCGCGTTGATGAACATGCAATACTCCACCGCGTGGCCCGTACCTTCTTCGGCACCGGCCAGGCCTCGGATAACACCTTCGCACGACTGGAGGTGGTAGAAGCATTGCGTGATTTGGTTCATGTAACCAAATCCGCCATCGAGTCCGGAGCCTGCGCCGGCGACGCCGACCTGGAACCCCTGCACTGCCAGGAGATTGTCCCAGTGGGTGACGCCCGACGCGCCAGAAATGATCATCGCCGCGATGCTCGACGTCCCCTCCGAGACCTCGCCGTAACCCTTGATCGCTCCGATGCTTTGAATGTCGGACTCGTAGCAATTTTGATGCAGGTAAATCCCGTGCCCCATGTCGTAGAGGTGGAGATTTTGCAGCACCGTCTTGATCCCGGAAAAGCCGTAGATCCCGACAGTCATCGCACCGGTGGTGCCGTACAAGCCCAGGTCGCTGATCCGGTTGTTTTCGGTGAGGTTGAACCCGCTCCCGCCGTTCAGGCCGCGCATCAAATAGGCGTACTGACTCTTGTGGTAGAACCGGATCGAGTCGACGAAATCGTTAGCCGTCAGTCCCGCGAACGCGAGCGCGCTAGTCGGGAAGGGAAAGCTCGTCGTGGGCGGCGTGTAGTTACCGGCGCGAACCGACTCGGGTAGCAGACGAAACGTGCCGATGTCCCAGTCTTCGCCGCTGAGGATGCTTTCCCCGTCGGGCCACTCGCGCACCATGCCGAGCGTGGTTTGTTCCCAATAGTTGGCGCTAAGGGTGCCCACCAGCACGGACGAATCTTCGACCGTGCCGTCTATGGTTAGACGCACTTCCGCGCCGTCCCAGTCAACGCAGATCCAATACGTTGTATCTGCGGCGATCACCGTCGTGCTGGTGAGCGTGACGGTGTCGTCATCCGTGCGGATGATCGCTTGAAACTTATTGCCCTGTCGGGAAACCCGAAACGCTTGGGTGAACCGACCGGCGCGTCGCCCGGCGACGGCGAAGATCGAATTGATATCGCCTACATCCGCCGCGCTTCTGCGCTTAAGATGCATCTCAAAGTTGAGAGCCGTCCACCCGCGTGGGTTACAGCCGACTAGCGAGAAATTGTACCAAGGCTGCTCGGGAAACGTGAGACGGAGCGAGTACTGCGCGTCGGCCTCTAGCGCGGGGCCTTTGTCGATCGGGTCTTGAACGGCCGCCACGAGAATTTGCGGGCCGGCAAAGTCTGCTTTTAGCCTCGAGGCTTGTGGCCCTTCCCCGGCAAGCCACAGGTTACCTTTGGACCTGACTGGCCGATCGAAAATAAAGTGCCCTTCCGGGCTTGGGATCGGGCAGCGCGGGATCTTGATCATGCACCCGCGGTCGTCGCCCGAGAACTTGTCGATCAGGGCCTGAATCTCTTGGCGGTTCGCGGTCGCGGCGCTCGAGTCTTGAACGGCGCTCAAAACTGGCGCGTGGTAGTGCGCCGTGGTTTGGAAGGTGGGGAAACTCATAGCGGCCTCTGCGAAACGATCCCGTAATCCCCGAGCGCGGCGCTGAACTTGAAAACGACTTCCCAGCCCGTTTCGAGCTCGAACGTTTCGTCTAGCGTGCCGTCAGTGGTGAACGTTAACGCGAACTCCGTGGCGTCGAGTCTTTGGAAGCGCCGCTCTTGTGTATCCCGCATGCCGTCCACGCTAAGCGTCACAGTGCGCGGCTCGGTCAGCGTGGCGATCGGTAAAACCCAATCCTTGCCGTCGTCCGACTCGATCGTGGTGTCCTCGTCTCCGAGTTCCTGAAACGTCGTCTCGTCCTCGCCGCCCCCGCTCGAGCCGGTCTTGGTGATGACGAAAACGTTTTCTGGATCGTTGGGGCCGGGGTACTCGGAGCCGTTCCAGTCCGGCGTAAACGTCAGCCACGTATAAGCGTCGCCGGTGACAGAGTCCGTCGCTTGCATGAGGTAGCGGATCACGTCGCCACCGGCTCGCCGCGGGCGCCGCGCGTGATGATCTTGCCGCCGTCCCACTCTTCAATGGTGGTTTCGGCCAGCGCGACCGCGGCCGTTCTGGCCTTGATCAAGGTGTTGCCGGCGTCGACACAGCGCCAGCCCGGATCGACCTGCACGGTGTAGGCCCACACGTTTTCGGTGATCGCCTTGCGCTTCAGTCTTGCCGTGGAGCCGGGTTCAGGTAGTGCCATGTCAGACCCCCGCCAGCGAGGCGGTTTGCAGGAAGCCGAAGAACTCTTCCCCGACGTCGCCGACGACTTGCATTTGCATCAAGTAGACGCGGTTGCCCGTCAGTTCACACGGGCTCGAAAAGGCACGCTGTCCGACGGCCAGCGTCGTGAACCGCACGACGGAAGCCGCGACCGGTTCGCCGTCTTCGACGTCGTACAGCCGGCAGTAACCGACCAGGCTAGCGTCGCTCACGCACGCGATAACCTCGAGGCGAGCCGGCACCGTCTTGGGCAAGTAGAAAGCCCCGATCTGGTACCACCCGGGTTCTTCCTCGACCGCGGGGACGTTTTGTGCCGCCGCGGCGTAAGCCGCCACGACCTCGACCGTCGAGTCTACCAACAGGCCGTAGCCGGAGAGTCCAGACATCAGACCACGATCCTTGTGCTGTCGAACCGCGCAATTTCGCGGTCGGCGATAGTGAGATCATCGGACTCGGTCGGCGAGGCGGAGAAACCGATCTTGACGTCCGTCACGTTGACGACGCCGGTCAGGGCGGCCGCGCGCTGGCAGGCCCACACCAGGACGTCGTCCGCGACGTCGTGCAGCGCGTTCAGTTCGGTGGCGACGGTCTCTTTGAAAACGGCGTCGCCGACGTATTGCGCGTTAGTGACCAGCGTGTAGGTCACGTAGATTTCGATTTGGTCGGCGCGTGAAAACGGGACGGTGTACTCGACGCCCTCGTCGTCCAGGGCCGTGCCGCTTTCGCTCCCGCGCGGGCGAATGCCGGCCGCCTTGGAGTCGAACACGACTTGAGCGATCAAGTCGTCGTCCACCTCGGGCGAGTCGTACACGACGACCTCGAACGAATGCGGCGGGAGGCCGTTCGCGTCCGTGTAGTTCGTGTCGTTCTCGAGTACCAAGGCTTGCTGAACGTTGCGGTTTCCGTCCTCGTCCTCGATTTGCAAGACGTCGGCGCGGATGGCGCGAGCCGTGGAGCTGCCGGCCGCGGCGAGCTCGGCGACGCGTCGGCCCCGCAACTCGGTGTCCGAGTCCGCGGCCTGCCCCGTCGTGGCGTCCAGTGGATTGTTGACGGAGTCCCACCCGCTGACGGGCGTGGCTATCACGGTCAACTTGTTAGCGTTGACGACGATCGGACCGGCGTTCTCGGCCCGAAAGCGAATCGAAAACGTGTCGTCCGAGTCCGCCGTAAAGTCTTCTTTGGGCGTGAACCTAACGTCCGGGTTGCTTTCGACGGCGGCGTAATCCGAGCCGGCCGTAAGCGTCGTTCCGGACGCGAGCTCGCAATCAGCATCCACCTCGGTGTAGGTGGCGCCTTGCGGGACGGTGCCGGTTAGCTTGCAAAGGCTGATCAGCTGATCGCCTTCTGCCTTGTCCGGATCGCGCCCGTCGTTCAGGAGCTGCATCAACTCCCACACGAGGGCGAGTTGACGGGAGTACACGCCGTTGTGTTGGCCGGTCGGGGCCTGAGGCGACACGTCGATCCCCGGATCGATGTTGCTCTTTTGATCCTGTTCGACCTCCGAGAGAATATCTCGAAGCGTCTTCAGGACGAACCCCTCGGGAACGAGGCCGAAGGTCGTCATATGATGAACTCCGCAACGCCCGGAAGTGTGCGGCCGTCCTGATAGACCGCTTCAAATTCGATCGTGCACTCACGCGTCCGGGTGTCTACCGAGTAGTCCAGGTTGGGGACCGACACGATCCCCGGCGTGTTCGTGATGCCGCGGCGGAACACCGATCGGACGGTCTCCGAGTTCGGGTCTTTCAGCAGCACGTCGCGGAAATAGGTCAGGCCTTGACGGGTATCGAGGAACCATTCCCCTAGGAAAAATTCCAGGGTGACGTCGATCCGCTGGCGGGCGTACTCGGCGCCGTCGATCCACACGAGGGACCCGGCCGGGCTTAGCTCCAAGTCGCCTTTGGGAATACGGAACGCCAACATTCAATAGGCCTTCATTTTCGTGGCCGGGCCGTCGAGCGGCGGCGCGAGACCGTCGGGCCACTGCAAGGCGTCTAGGTTGGCTTTCAAGGCGGTCATGCCGCCAAGCCCGCCGGCGCCCGCCTCGGTCCCCGCGGCCGCGCCAATGGCGCCCATGAGCGCTGTAAGCTGGCGGTTCAGTGCAACGAAGTCGGTCAGACCCGGCACGCCGATTTCGAACACCCCTGCCGTGCGCTGAAAAGGCACAGCAAAGGGCGAGCCCAGGCCATGGCGTTCCACGGTCTTGGGGTTGGAAAGCGTGCCGGTAGCCTCCCACGCTTGCGCGTCGAGCTCCGAGAACACCAGGAGCACAGAGTCCCCGGGCAGCAACGCCGCGGGCCAGGCTACCGGCACTTGGGGAATGATGGGCAGCGTCTCATACACCGGCTTGTCTGTTTTCGCGCCCTCGATCGGCACGCGCACGCCCGGTTTGATGTCTGCTTTTTGCGTCAACGGATTGTAGACGACGACGATCCCCGGCAACGCCACGTGCACGTCGGCCAACCTCGACTCAATCGCGAGGGACAACAGTTGCTCTAAGGGGATATCGGCGCGCACCTAGTACCGTTTCGCCTCTACTTCAATATACCATGGTGTGTCGTGTGTGTCACCGTCCCAGCGGGCGCTTTCAATCCGGTAGTTTCCGTGGATCGTCTTGGAATCCAGGACGAGCAAGGACCCCGGTTTCACGTCGGGCTGGATCAGCATCTTGCAACTTAGGACCCCGTCAGGGTCGATCGACGGGGACTCGATCAGGCCGGACGAACTGCTAAGCAAGACCGCGAACAGCGAGAGAGCTTTGTTGCGGTCCACGATCTGCACGGCGCCGTCCTGAATGCTCCACTCGAGCCCGGCGCTCTTACAGAAATTAGTCATGTGCACGGCGGCGCTTTCCGTCAGCACCGCGCGCTTGGGAAACAACTGCCCGACGCCACCTAGCCGGAGCTTGGCAAGCACTAGCGGGACGTTGCCCTGGTCCACGCCGAGGGCTTTGACGATGGCGCGTAAGGCCGTGTCCGCCGTCGTGCTCGGGCCGAACGAAACGGCGATACGCGCGTTAGCGTGCGCCTTCTCGCCGTCGCCCGACTCGATCGTGGTGATCCAGTCGGCGCCGTCGCGACGGCTCGACACGGTGCGCAGATCGCCGAGGAAGATTTGCGACGTGCCGGTGTCCTGATAGCCGGCCTCGATCTGAACCGGGATCCCGCGCGTGCTGCCCGTCTTGGGCTTGAGCGATTCGATCTGGGCGCGCTGGTCGGGCGCCAGATTGTAGATTTCGAGAGAGCACGAGTTCGGCTCGGGCTTGAGCGACTTTTCCACCACGAAGTGGACGCGGTGCTTTTCGACGCTAATCGCCGTCTGAATGAGGCCGAGCGCGGCGCCCACGACGACTTTGCAAACTCGGTTCCGTAGCTGCCCCATTACGCGAACAGCTCCGCGGCCAGCGCTTCAAGCTCGGCCTGGGGGTAGTACGTGAGCTCACAGCGCAGCCCGGGGCCGAGCTCGTTTAGGGTTGGCGGCGCCGTGTCCGCCGTCGTGCACATGACGATTAGATCGCCTTGCGGCATCCCGTCGCGGAACTTGTAATATTTCAAGAGCGGGAAGTTCGCGACGAGCTTGAGCCCGGCGACCAGCAGGACGTTTTCGACGTCGTAGATCGACAGGTACCAACGGCTTTGGCGCGTCGAGTAATTAAACTTGAACGTGTAGTCCCGCTCGTCCAGACGCGTGCGGAGCGAGTAGAACGGCAAGTCGGAGGTGGGGATCGTCTGGCTCATTAGAAACCAAACGCCTCTCCAAGCGAGTCCGCGCCGCTCGCCAGAATGCTCTTTTTCACTTCCTCGACTTTGGCCTTGTCGTCCTTGGCCGACTTGCCGCCGACGGCTTTCGTGATGGCCCCGAGCAACTCGGCCGGCTCCGGCGCGATCGTGATGTCACTGGACACGAAAGACACTTCTTTGAGGGCGACCGAAAACGTCGCGCCGGAACCGTCCTCGGACGAACGCGTCACGGTGATCTGCTCGATCACCATGTTTTCGTATTCGTGCAGCGTCGTAATCGCGCGGATCACGCGGGCGTTCGTGCGAGCGTCCTCGAGTAGGTCGAACGCCGCGCGCTTGCGACTTTTGAAATTGTCGAAGCGAAGCATCTTCACTTGCAGCGGCGCGGGCCCGCCCGTGAGCGCGTCGCCGATGGCCGACACGGCCGCGCCGATGGCTGCGCTGATCGACGGCTGGAAGTTCTTCTCTGGGATCTGGAGTTCGATATCCACGAACGACGCTTGATTGACGACGTCCGGGTTATTGATCGTCGGGTTGTCCGAGACGAACCCCTCGACGGCGAAGCGGGCCAGCTGGGGGCGCACGTTATCGCTAACGTCCGCGCCTTCCTCGACCGGGTGTTCCGTGACGATGTTGGTTAGCTCGTGGGTTTCCTGTAGGTCGCAATCGAAGATCGCGGACACGGACGCGCCAGAGTCGTCCTCCCAGGTTAGGGTAGTGGACATGCCTACTCACGCCCCTTTCGTTTGAACGTGGCCGCCGCTTGTCGGTTCGGCGCCGCGGCGCCGCCCTTGGCCGCGGCCACGCCGGCTTTCGCGCCCTCGCGCGCGGCGTGCTTAACGGCCGCGACGCTGGGCCCGCCTTTGCCGCCGCCCCCGCCCATGTCGACGTTGACGTTAACCGGCGCGTTGACAGTCGCCGGTTTCGTAATCGCGGGACCCGGTGCGGTCAGGCGCGCGCCGACCTGTTGCAGCTTGCCGGCGATCTCGCCCTTCTCGCGTCGGTGGATATCTTGAATCGCCTTCCGGTCCGAACCCGGCTCGTTCACGGTGATCCCGACCTTGTCGCGCACGACCTCGGGGATCGCACTGATCGCTTCGTTGATCGCGTCCGAGAACCCGGCGATACCTTCCAGAACGAAGAACTTGATTTCGCTCCAGGCCGCCTGAATCGCGAGGACGATCCCGTCCCACAACGCCACGAGCTTGTCGGCGAAGTTGGTCCAGCCCCCGGTCAGCACGTCCCAAAGGAAGCCGCCTTCCTCGGCCATGCCGTTCAGGATCCCGCCCCAGAACCCTCCTAGCTTTTGCATGTCCTTGGCCAGGAACATGAAAAACTCGTCGCCGGTCTGGCGAGCGTTGGTCGTGAACGCGTTCCAACTCCCGCCCCAAAGTTCTTCGACCGACTTCTTTACGTCTTGCATGAAGGCGCGGACCTTGGCGCTCGCGCCTGGTCCGAACGCCTTGTCTATGCCGCGCCCTATCAGCGAGTCCCCGCCTTCCAGGAACGTGATCAGGTCCTCTAGCAAAAGCAAAGGAAGCCCGATCTTCAGAGCGAGCATTCCGAAACTGCGGATCAGCAAATTGAGCGGGCCCAGCATCGCCGACAGTTTCGCGATCCCGACCGCCCCTAGAATCAGCAGCCCCGACTTGAAAAGGTTCGTGTTCTTGTTGATCCACTGGATGGCTTGCGCGCCCTTCGTGAGCAGCGTAATCAAGCCTTGAATCGCGGGCAGAAAGACCCCGACGAGCGTTACTTTCGCGGACGCCCACGAAAGATCGAGCCGCTTCATTTGGTCGTCTATCTTGCCGGCCTGCTCCAAGAACTCGGAGTCGAAGCCGCCGCCGAGCTCGGCAAATTCTTTCTTGAATTGAGCGATCCCGGCCGCGCCGTTCTTGAACAGCGCGAGGACGCGCGTTCCCGCGCCCTTGCCAAAGAAGTCCACGGCTAGCGCCGTCGCCTTCGTTTGGTCCGACATGCCGGCGAGAGACAGACCAATTTCCTCGAACAGGATATCGGTCGTCTTAAACTCGCCGTTGGCGTCTTTCAGCGAGACGCCGAGGTCGGACATAGCCTTGGCTTGCTCCGAGCCGGCCTCGCGCGCGTCTACGCTGGTCGTTGCCAGCTTCCGAAAAATGCCGTCGAGTTGCTCGCCTTCGATTTCCGCGAACCCGGCCGCGTACGTCCACTCTTGCAAGGCTTGGGTGGAGATATTCAGGCGGACGGCTTGATCGCCAATGTCGTCCGCGGCTTTGATTACCCCGAGGGCGAAGCCCGCGATTTTGTCGATCGCGAACGCCGCGGCTAGCGCCTTGCCGGCCGTGATGGCCTTGCTCACTAGGCCGTCGATCTTGTTCGACCCCTGCTCTAGGGGCTTACTGTCGAACTTAGTTTGGAACTCGACTAGGAGTTCTCGTAGCGCGCTCATTACCCCGCCTCCGAGCGCGCGGCCGCCTTGCCCTCGAGCGCGTCACGCAAATCGAGGGAGCGGTGTAGGTCGAACAATTCGATCAGGGTCATGCGGTCGAGATCCGCCCACGTGATGTGGCACCTGGGATCCACGAGCGGCCGATACAAGAACCAATCTAGGTCCTCGGGGATATCGATGGTGACGGCGTGGCCACCAGTCCCAGGCTGCTCATAGAGGTGCCATCGGATAAAAAATCGCCGAAGTTATACGAGACACATTGGACTAGCCACCTAGTCATGAGTCCGTACCTCCCGCGAAAGAACACGTCGAACACTTCCGCGACTTTCGGGCGCTTGCCTGGCGCGGTTTCGACGAACGAAACCGGGCCAAACACCTCGCACAAATAGTCCACGAGGTCGGGCGTCAGTTTCTCGCACACAGCTCCGAGCAGCGTTAGCGCTCGGTCTTTGTTGCCCGATTCGGCGAGGCTCGACAGCGCCGGCCCCAGGTCGGCCATGATGCGAGTCAGGACGCGCCGTCCTTGCTTCGCGCCTAGTAGAGAAAGCTCGAAAGTAACGCCGTCAATCGGCACTTCCTTTCGTCCGTCAATTGTTGATCCGTCCAAGGTGTGCTCCTGTCCTAGGGCGGACGACGTCGGGCCGTCCGCCCGCTATTTGAATTAGTTGCCGCCGACGAAAGTCTCTGGATCGGCCGCGAAGATCTCCCACTCGCGATCGCCTGCCTCGGCCTCGAACTTCTGTTCCGGCCATCCCATGATCACGGCGTTCAGCGCCGCGAAAGTGGTGATGCCCTGTCGGTCTCGGATCATGAGCGGGACGATCCCGAGCGTGCCGGCCGGGGAGTTCTCGGCGACCTTGAGGATGCCGGATAGCGCCGCGTTGACCTGGCTGGACTGCATACACGTCACCTTGACGATGCACGACTTGTCTTCGTTGACCGAAATCGTAACGGTGCCGTCCACGCCGACCTTGGGGACGATGCGCTTTGCTTGCGGCGTGATCGTGATCGAGCCGATCTGTTCTTCCAGCGGAAGGCCGCCCACGATCAAGGACACTTCTTTGAGTGAGTAAACGTACATGGGATCTCCTAGACGGAAACGGTCCCGCTAATTTCGACCGCGTGAATCGCGCCGGTGTAGGTCGCGCCGAACGAAACGTCCGGTAGCAAACGGTTTGCCTTATCGGCCTGGCTGACGTCGGCGACCTTGGGGGCCGACACGAACGGCGCGGGGTCCAAGGACAGCGCGTTAAACGGCGCCTTAGTGTGGCCGGCAAGTACCGCCATGATCACACCCACGAGCGAATCCACGCCGGCGTCGGTGTACGGGATCTTTGCGTTCGCCTGAAACACGCCGATGACTGCTTCCTGGATGCGAGCAAACAGAAAGTGGATGTATCGAACCGCGTCGAAGAAATCGCCGCCGCCGACCTTGCCCGGGAACGTGTTGCCGTTGCCGGCGATCTCGGTGTACGTGTTGCCGTTCTTCGCCTGGACGGCCGCCTCTTGCGCGGTCGTGAGATAGGCCGACTTGTTCGCGTGCTTGCCGGTCGTGCCGACGCCGGACACTGACTTGTGCGCCCACGTGTCGGATCCGGGCGTCGCCGTGAACCGCTGGGCCATGATGGCCGCGGCCATGCCGCTATTGATCTCGTGGTGGTAGAACCCGCCGGTGTTGAAGTAATCCCCGTCCTGGAGATCCGACATAATGTCGGTGGTCGTGCCCGGATCCTTCGCGCCAAAATCCGCCGTGGTGAACACGAGCATTTTGCGCTTGGTCTCGATCCACTCCGCCGCCGCGGCCACCTCGTCCTCGCTGTTCGAGGCGAGCAAGAGGCCGAACCAATCGGAGTCCTCGGTGTGAATGAGGCCTAGGTTTGTGGCCAGCGAGCTCTCTTGCGTGGCGTCGAACACGCTTAGCTCCGGAACGAGTTCCGTGTACTGGAAGATTTCGCCGGGCGTGTCGTTGGTCACGGTAACCTTCGTTGCGGCGCCCACGGCGCTCACGCCCGCCAGCGCGGTGATCGCGCTCGCGACAGCGGTGCAAATCTCGGCCAAGTCGTCGCCGGTCAAGACCGTGTACGAGAACGAGTTCCCGTCGATCTTGCCCGAGTACACGAAACCAACGGTCGTCACCGTCGGGCTGAGTTCGATGATCTGGGTTTGCGCGGTCGCGAGCCGGCCGATCTTGAAGTCCTTGGGGCAGGGGCGTTGCGACTTGACCTTGACTGCCAGCTTGTACAACTGGTCGTCTTCGGTAAAGCCGTCGTCCAGCATGTCGTCGGCGTTCTTGTAAAGCCGCGAGTACTCGGGGAAGTTCTCGTGGTAGCCGACGATCATCGGCCGACCGAATCCCGCCTTAGTGGGAGCGGACGAGCGGAGCGTGATTTGCAGATCGACAATATCTTGGAGACCCATTTGGTTCCTCGGTTCAGGCGGGCGGAAGCAGTTCCGCGATCAGGTTGGGGGGTACGGGCCACTCGTCCGCGGGGCTGGAAAGGTGGGTGGTCAACTCGAGCGATTCAATCCACCCGGTCGGCGTCGCGTCGCGGTCGGTGAAACCGCACCGCATGAACAGGTCAAGGTTGGCGACCGACACGGCGTGTCCGTCCTCGATCGCTTTCAGCGACAGGATCGGACCGGCCGACACGAGGGCGACGTTAGCGGCGAGCAGCGCCGCGCGCGGTTCCGCGCGACGAAGGCGCGTACGGATCCGTTCGGCGTACTCGAAAGCCCACTGCTCGTACTCGAGATTATAGGACTTGGCTTGCACGTTCAGCGTGAAGTTCCGCATGCCGTGGAGCTCGCTTACGTTGTCTTCGTCGTAGCGCTCCTCCGTCATGAGGTCGGCGCTGGACGTAATGTGCAAGACGATCTTGGCCTGCACGGTCGGGCTGGCGAACGTCTGCTTTTGATCGCGCCACTCGGTCGACCACAACGGGTCGGCAGTCTCGAGCGCGACCGAGGCGATCACAGATCGCAAGGTGTCGGCGATTTCTGACCAGATCATTTCTTGACCTCGTGTGAAATCGACGAACGCAACTGGTTCGTGTTGATCAGCGCCACGCTTGAGCCCTTGCGGGCGATCGTGCTGGGCGCGAGGACCGGCGGGATGTTGCCGGCGATACGGGTCTGGATTGAGCCGACGGCCCACGACCCGATTTGGTTTAGGGCTTCGTCACCGGTGACCGAGCCTTTGACGAGGGCGCGGGCGCCTTTGACCGTGACGGTCTTGATCTCGTCGCGCTTCTCGTCGTACCAATCCGCCAGAAACGAGCGGCGTGGAACGCCTAGCCCGAACTCGTGGATCTCGCCGACTTCGCCGACGGTCAGGTCCGACGCCTCGCCGGACTCGTCCTTGTGCGACTTGGAAAAATCCTTTTCCAGGATCCCGATCTTGACGACGCCGGCTTCTAGGAGGCGTTGTAGTAGGGCCGCCGCGCCGCGGTCCGTGTCGCGCACCCGCACGCCCTCGCCGCCGCGCGACAGGGCCTTGCCGGCACCCGAGCGGGTGACAGGGCCAGATCGTTTGAGGACAGTACGTGCTATGTTAGGTGACCGACAGAGCC